TTTATAGTCTACAAATTCCTGACATAAGGTGGCCGCGATTGCCTTCCCGGAGCAGATCCACATTTCTGCGTTGAAGCGGTCGCGTAGGTTCATCTGGTTTACTTCTGGCAGCGAGGCTACGTATTGCGAATTGAACCAGAAAAAGTTCCCGGAATAGTGCGCTGGGTATATCTTGTTGATATATTTCACTCCGCAGGTTTCGTATCCGATATCGAGGTGTCGGATCGCTTCTCTCCATTCCCGGAGGTTGTAATGGTTCATGTAGTCGCGCCAGTATTTCCCTCCCTCGTTTCCCGGGGTGCTTACTCCTTTGGTGTGAATATAAAATCCATAGAATCGCGTTCCCTCGTTTGTGATCTGCTTTAATTTCCGGAGCGTGATGTATTCGTATTCCTTCAGGTCTGTGGTGTATTCTGCCATCTGTAGTTTTGAGTCTGGAGTTATCAGCGTCAGCAGCTTTGCGTATTCCTGTTCTGGTCCTACCGCGCAAATGTTAATAACTCTTAAATAGTCCATCAGTCCTGATTGCCTTATTATCTGGAGCTGTTCATTTACGATCTCCTGCCAGTTGTTAATAAGGCAGACGTGCATAAATCCAACGACGTTCTTTTTTGGTCCTGTCATCTGATGATCCTCCCTCCCTGATATATCGGTCCGTACTCCCGGGTTTTGTCCACCAGCACTCTTGCTCCTGCTGGGAGATCTCCGCATATTACGCTTCCGGAAACTATAAACGCTCCATGGCCTACTTTCACTTTTGGTTCAAATATGACGCCGGCTCCGATTGTGCAGTTGTCGCCTATTGTCACCGATCCATTAAGCAGGCATCCGGTTCCAAAAAGGTTCCCGGATCCGACCTTGCAATGGTGGTTTATTATGGTTCCGTTGCTGATCACGTTGTTGTCCCCTATTGCGGCAAAGTAGTCGAAGTGTACGTTTGGGAATATCAGGTTTCCGAATCCCATCTCCTGCATTCCGTTGTCGCTTCTGTTCACGTTTATAAATCGGTCCCGGGGGTATTGCGCGAAGATCCTGCGTCGGAACTGCATATTGCTGGAGCTGATTATCAGCTTGTGGTCCTCTGGGATCTCGGTTAGTGGCTTCCCTTTTAGCTCATCATAAAAGCTCCACTCGATCGGTCCCTCGTAGGGATCCACGATTTCTTTAAAATGCATATCGATGAGCTCCGCTCCTTTTCCCTCACCTATTATCGCTATCTTCATATTTGCTCCTGCTTTCGATTACGATGTTGATTCCCTTGTGTGTGTATGCCTTGAGGTCATTCCGGAAATAGTTCACTCCCGGGATCCGGAGCCAGTCCATGTTCTGGCTGTGCGTTGGTCCATAGTCTGGTATTCCTTCCATCGCTCTGATGGTCATGTCCAGTTCTATTCCGTGGATCTCCCGGATCTTGACTGCGATGTTGTAGATCTGGTCCACGGTCAGCGTCAGGAAATCTGCAAACATGATTTCTGTGATTGGTTTAAATCCCTGCATCGCGAGTCCGGTGCTTATGCCTATCATCGCTGCTTCTGATATTGGGCAGTCGATCACTTGGTCCGGGTATGTTGTGGAGAGGCCGCGCGTGACCTTTGCGGCTCCACCGAATGGATCCCGGATGCTTTGTCCCAGCAGCAGCACTCGCTTATCTGCCAATATGTGTCTGAATAATTTGTTCAGCTTGCTCCTCATAGTAGTGTGATTGAATGTCGTGATTTAGGCAGTCTTTTAGTAATTCATCTTTTGGTCTGTAGGTCTGGGTGTCGTTTATGCTATGTCCGCATAGCCTTGGTACCCTCCTGTAAAGTATCGACAATCCGGTCACGGGTTCATCTCCTGCTTCTCCGTAGTAGGCATCGAATAGTTCGGCTATCTCCCAGATGTTCATCCCGAGCTTGGTCTTGCTCATGCTGTATCCGTTGTCGACGATTATAAATGTCATCGGCAGTTGGTTGATTGCTGCAAAATTTAGGCTCTCCCAGAAGACTCCCTGTCCCAGCGTGCCATCCCCAATAAAAACGAGCACCCTGCGGTGGATCCTTTTCATTTTGAATGCGAGCGCGTTCCCTACTGCGACGGGGCACAGTCCTCCCTGCACTCCTGTTGCCAGAAATTTGTCCGGGTAGTATAGGTGCTGGGTTCTGTTCTGGAGGATTTGTTGGTAGCAGCCTGCTATGTCACCTGTTGTGGCTATGTATTGTCCGTGGCTGCGGTGGTTCCCGAATACCATCGGGTTTTCGTATGCTGTTATAATTTCCACGTCGCTGCATTCCTGTCCCATGCTCAAGTGGACCGTTCCCTTGATGATGCCGGCTTTAAACTGCTTTTCTATCTCCAGCTCGAATGCCCGGATCGTATATGCCAGTTGTATTTGTTTCTCTGTCATCTTAAATCAGGGTATTGACCAGTTCCTTCCGTAGCTCGTTTATTTTGCTCAATGTGAGCTCGGTTCTTATGTAGTCCCATGCTTCCGCTGCTTTCGCTTGCGAATCTATTTCTCTCTTTACGACCGCTCTTATCAGCTCGAAGTAACTCTCGGGTGTGGTGTAGTTGAGTGCTCCCGGTTTTTTCCATTCATCCCAATCCGGGCAGATTGTTGCTGCTCCGAAGTAGCTTGCTTCTATGTAGGTTATGTTCGACTTTGCTCTGTTGAATGGACTTTCGTATAGCGGCACGTGGACCACGGCTGGGAACATCTTCATTGTGTTATTAAAATAAAGGATCACGTCGTTTGGCGGCATTGAGAATATGTTTGCTCTTTTGTCATCCCGGAGAAACCATGGAAAGTATCCCATAAAAATAAACTGCCATTCCGGGAATGCCAGCGTTGCCTGATCGATTGGTCCCTGCATCGAGAGGATATCCTTTATGTGGCTGTCACCTCCTCTCCATAAAATCAGCGGGGAGCGTCCTTTTCTGATTGGTGGATTCCTAAATGCAAAATCATTGAATGCGTTTGGGATCACTTTTATGTTTTTGTTGTGTGGGAGAAATGCCTGCATCAATGCTTCTGTGGTTACGGAGACCACATCTGCTGCCTGTAGGATCTTCTTTATGTCCTCTCTGGTCCCGGGGTTGTAAAGCTCGAAGTTCTTGTTTTCGCTGGGCACCATCAGGAGGTTGTCATCGTAATCCACCCAGAGCGGGATCTTTAAATTCTTGATGTATTCGCAAAGGCTCAAATGTTCCTTCGCGTATGGTCGCTGGAGCATTACCACGTCGTATCCCAATAAAACCTGCCAGTGGAGTGTGATCTGGTTCCATTGTGCTACCGTGATTCTGCAATCCGGGTATTTGCGCTCCAGTGATGGCGCGATCCCTCCGTTGCGGTAAAAACTGCAAGTGTCTGTTTTTTCTGGACTGATAAATAGTAATCTGATCATTTTGTTTGTATTTGGTTTTCATCTCCTGTTTGCTCTACTCCTGTTTCAGCTCCCTCTCCGGGTATCACTTCCTGTAGTGGTTCTGGCTGTTCTGCTGCTGATTCGTATTCTATATTTTCCATCTCCGTTTCTGGATCCGTTACCAGAGGGTTCTGTGCTATCGCTGTTTCCCTGCTCATTAGCTTGCTGTCTACAGCTACGCTCAAATTGTCGATGGCTTCTGTTATGTTGCTTGGGAGGTACGGTGTCAGGACCGGGGTGATCTGTGTCTTCTTTGCTATCTCTCCGAGGGATGTGTCGAGCACTTTCCCTATGCAGGCTTTGATCAGGTTATCCCTTCGCTGGAGCCCTATTCCGTAGATCTCCTCTTTGCACTTGACTGCCATGTGCGCGTCCATAAACATCAGCTCGAGCGCGACTCCGGAAAGGTTTCCTATCCCTTTCAGCTTTTCGAAGGTGATGTCGGGTGTCTGGCTCATGCCATAGATCAGGTTCTCCAGCCTGCTCTCCTCTGATTCGAGTGACTTCGGCTCTGATCCCAGCGCAAGGTAGTTTGCCTTTGCGTCCTGCTGGAGCTGGAGTATTTTTCCCTGCTCCCCTTTGGCTGCGTAGCCTTGGACCTCTCCCATGATTGTCAAAATGGGCGATCCGAAGTAGTCGTTCATGTCTGCGTGGTTGCTCTGTAGCGTTTCCAGCCTGTCGACCATACTCTGGATGTCATGCCATTCCGGGAGCTCCTGCCTGTAGTAAATGATCATAATTTTACCGACCGTGTTCGGGATGGGATTTACTGGTTCGTCTTTGTCCAGTTCGTATTTGTTCCCGGTCATCTTGTATTTGTATTCTGCTTCCGGGATGTATACGTCGAAGTGCTCTATGTCCTTTCCTTCGACCTTCACTTTGTATCCTCTGGCAAATGCTATCATGTCCCCATGTAAATCGAAGAGCGGGTATAGCTGGTCCCCTTGGTCCGGGGATAGGATCATCATTTTCAGTTGTAACTTTGCATCTGTCTTCTCTGGATCCGCTTCCACAAAATACCAGATCTCTGCTACCTCCAGTTCGCTCATCAATCTTCTGGCTATCTCTTTATTTTTGTAGTCCATTTTGTTGTCATCCTGTATCTCCTTTATTTTCTTCCGGAGCTTATCTGCCTGATCGCTTCCTTCGTCTGATGTGATGTCGTGCTTTACCGGGACGGTCAGCATGAATCCTATCCTGCGTTCAACGATCAGTTTTTGAAATGGCACAGCGACTCTGGCAACTGGCACCATGGTCGGTGCTGTTATCGGCTCTCCTTCCTCGTTGACTTCTCCTGTGTCTTTGTTGATGAGCTTATCCTTCCGGGTGTCTTCATCATTTACGTCGTGCCCATCCACGTTGTATTGGTTCATCGCTTCTTCGGTTGATACCTCGAAGTCTGGTTTGCTGCTGGAAAATAATTGCTTTATTTTCTCTACGTCGTTTTTCTGTAGTAATTCTTTTAGGTCCATGTCTTTATGGTATTAGCTGGCTGATTTGTACTGCTGTTAATCCTTTTTTAAATTTGCCCGGGTAGAAGGTGTCTGCCAGCGCATCGCTGTAGTCCGGGGATCTACCGAGTCTGGCTTTTATATCATCCTTTGGTTCGATGATGATTTTTCCGTTGCTCTTTACTTCGTATCGTATCTCGACGAGCTCCTCTGTTAATTGTTTGTCCGGGGGTAGGCAGGCTTGGTCATTGAAGGCTGGGTTGAGCCAGTCGCGTACTGCCCAGAACATATAGGCTCGCATATTCACGAATTCGTATTCGTTTGTAATGTCTGACAGTCCTGCTGCTCCCTCGCTTGCTTTGCAGCTGAAGATCCTGCTCCTGGGGTTGGTTTCCATCAGGCGTGCGTATACTCCTGCTCCCTCTCCGATTGTGTCTATAAAGATTTCCGTTTTTCCTTTTGCGTGTTGGGATAGCCTGCCTGCCATCTCCATGTGGTTTGCTTCTCCTCCTGACTGGAAGACTTCAAACTTGGTTACGAAATCATCGAAGCGGTGGCAGAATACTGTGCTGTCAGTTCCCATCCCGGCTATGTCCGCTCCTATCTTACGGAATCCTGTCCTGTTTTCATTCTTTTGTTCGTGCCATCTCCGGTTTGCCATCTCTATCCAGACCATGGGTATCAGCGCGTCTTCGCTTACTTCTGGGAACATTCCTCTGACTTTTACTCGGAATAGGTCGTTTGGTCTGTAGAGGGATCCCTCCCATTCAAAATCTCCCTTTCCTTCATTGAAGTCGTCTTCTGTTATTCTCATGCACCATGCTTGGACTTTGTCCTTCACCCATGCGTAGTCTACCTGTCCTGCAAATACTTGCCTGCGCTCGAGGACGTTTGGTGCGTCGAGATCGTCCAGTCTGAAGGATTTAAATCTGGGAGAGGTGATTGCTTTGGCCGCATAACCGATCAGGCTGTTTGGGTTGAAAACTATCAGGAGCTTGGAGTTGGCTTGTAGGTTCCCTTCGATGGCTCCGAAGGTCAGGTCGTCTATCCCGGATGCTTCTGTAACTATAAACATTGTGTTGACCGCGTGGAATCCGGACCATGCTTCTGTGTTGTTGTCGTCCGCTTTAAATCCTGTAAGGAACCACTCCTCATGGTTTGTTCTTATGTCGCAGCCTACTGGTCGTCCCGGGAGGATCCCTGCTTTGTTAAATATCCGGACGACTTCCGGGTACATGATATTGCTGACTTGTCGTCCTGTGGGAGCTGTCATCGCGACTTTGGTGTTCGCTGTCAGTTCCTGCTTCCTGTTAAATCGCGGGGTTAGGTACATAAAGCAAAGCGCAGCAACCGCTGCGACGTAGTCTTTTCCCCTTGCTGTTCCTGATGCGACCGCTACCATTTTCTCGGTCTGGACCGCGTGTAGCACTTCCTGCTGCTGCGGATCCAAGTTTACTTTTAAAACCTCCCGAGCGAATTTGTTCCAGTCGTTTATCCAGTTTATAAATACTCTATGTTCCGGTTTCATCTGGTTCGGTGTCTGGATTGATTTCGTCATCCCCATCCTGCATCTCCGCTGTCGCTTCTGCCATCAGAGCGTAGAATGGTTGTGTCTTGATACTCCCTCCATGTTCTATTTTCGATGAATCCTTCTGTCCGAGGTATTGCTTCCCGAGCCAGATCTGCATCGTTTTGTCCCCTTCCATTGCTGATTGGAATTGTTTTGCGCGCAGCAGTTCACGTCCTTCTCCTTTTTTAATAGCGGAATACTCTGCAAAACCCATTTTATGTGTTTCCTCGCAAACGCGATAAAGTGTATCCGGGTGAATGCCAATGATCCCTGCAATCCCTACGCCATCGCATTGCGCTTTGAGGTAGTTATCTACTTTGTTCCAGTCTATCACTGCTTTTGGTCGTGCCATTGTTGTCAGTTACTTTAATATCCCCAATCTGATTTCTTCCCTATGTGATAAACTTTGCCGGCTGCCTGCGCTTTTTTGAATTGTCTGTATTTCTCTATCTTTATTCTGGTTGAAGGCATTTTGGTCTTTTTTGTTATCACAGTTTTTGTTCTCCCTGCTTTGGCTTTGGCGTACCTTACTTTGGTACCACCTCGCTTGCCTGCTGCGTTCCTGTTTCCAATTGGTGCTCCCATAGGTTTAGTTATTAAAATGGTGCTTCCGGTCCTGTGTAGGACGTTTTGTAATTGCTGACTTTCGTTTTGGTCCTCCTGCCTTTGGCTCTGGAGGTTCCACGGAGGTTTGTTCCTCTCGTTCCTTTGTCGCTACCGCTTGCCATAGTTTTTCTCCTCTGACTGATTTGTTAATAAGTTTATATTCGTCAATTATCCGGGTGTGGTATTCTGTGTAAAAATCGAAGAGCTCGCTGTTTTCTTCTATCATGAATTGTTCCGTGCAGTTTGCGCTCCGGAGGTTTGCGCTTCCGTGCATTACCATCTTGAGGCCGCGTTGGGTTTCGAATAGACAGATCTTGGTGTGGCTTGCTGCGATTGCCAGCTGGAAGGTGTCGTTGCGGTCCAGCTCCTTCAGCATATATGGGATCATGCTTCTGCGCTCATGTGCAAAAAAGTAATCTGAAATTATTACCTCGAGTTCCTTCACTCGGTTCCACTCGATCAGGTTTGCCAGCGAGTCTACGTTGCCCTCGCTCATGCTCAAGGTGGAAATGCTTAATTTCTTTGTCTGGATGTCCTTTGCCAAAAAGAAGGCTTCCAGAAAATCTCCAAATATAAAGTTTCCGCTGACTATCACGTGCGCTATCTGGTTCTTATGTATCTCCAGCTGCTCTGCCAGTTTTAATGCGTTGTTGAAATAAAGGTTTTGTTCTGGGATCTCCTTATGTGGCTTCGGGTTGATGTAGCGGTTTTCGTGCTGGTTCAAAAAATCGTTATCAAACGTCAGGTCAAGATCGAAGTCCTCTCCTGTCGCGGAAAGGTCAAAATCCAAGTTGAAGACATCGAATTCCGATTTCTCTTTTTGTTTTCTGGCGACCATTAGCTTCGCTTCCTTTTTAGGAATTTCCTTGCTCCTGTGCTGACTGATTTCTTTACTCGGAAGGTATGTTTTGTCGTCCCTGTGGACCACTTCCGGGTGATAGTCTTCATCCGGGTTTTCCTTGGACCAGATGCGTTTTTGTTACCTTGTGGCGCTCCCATTTCTTTATGTATTAGTTATTAATTAATCTTCTTCTTTGTCGACTTTATCAGCACTATCAATGAACTCGATCAGTATCGATGTGTTGAGGTCCTTCCCGTCAGCTCCGGTGAGTTCCTGCTTCTCTCTCCATCCGTGTTTGTTGATCAGAACGAACTTTGTAATTGCGGCATTTAGCTTGTCTGCGGTACCG